TACAGTATAATAGAAAAAGGTCAAGAAGCAATCAATGGTATTCTTGAACTTGCTCAAGAAAGTGAGATGCCAAGAGCATATGAAGTAGCGGGTCAATTGATCAAGAGTGTTTCTGATGCAACAGATAAACTTATGGATCTTCAGAAAAAACTTAAAGATGTAAATGAAGAGCAACAACAGAAAGGGCCTAGCACAGTCAATAATGCTTTGTTTGTAGGATCTACTGCTGATCTAACAAAACTCCTAAAAAATGGAGTACCCAAAGAAGATAAATAAACGAAGGGGAGAGGAATCCCGAAGTACTTAAGTTACTCATACAATGACGGATAAGTTACCGTCGATAGATGACTTCTATGAAGAGTTGCCATCTAAAGACGAAGTTATAAAAGAAGAAAAACTACCATCAATTAACGAATTCGTTGAAGAGAAGGAAGAAGAAGTTATAGAGGAAAAAAATAAGTGTAAAGAGGGAGAATATTTCTGTAATGATGAACAAAAATGTAAACCTATTCCAAAAGGGACTAAGGTTAGGGATGATGGCATTCTAGTTAAAGAGTCTGACCTTGCTGAAGTTTTAAGTTTAATAAATTCTGTAAGAAATGATATTCCCGAAATACCTGAAATAAAATATTACGATAATGAACTAGAATCATTAGTTCAAAGAATAGAAGAGATACAGGAAAATATTCCCGAAGTTAGATATTATGATAGCGAAGTAGAAGCGATATGCGAAGAGATTGATAATGTAAAACATAATATTGCTAACCTTCCAGAGGTAAAATATTATGATGAGCAATTATCTGGATTAGAAAAAAGATTAGTAGATTTAAAAGAATCAATACCAGAAGTAAAATACTATGAAGGAGATATTCAATCTCTAGATGAGAAGATTGATAAAGTTAGATCTGAGATTCCTAATTTTCCTAAGTGGGTTAATGAAGTAAATGAGGTTCCTGATTTTTCTTGGATAGGAAAAACGTTCAGTGTTATTGATGATGACTTTGTAAAAGTAGGTGACAATATAAAAGATTTGAGAGATAGATTTGATGCAGATTTTCAAGATCTTTCAGAAAGTCTTGACACAAAAGATTTTGAACAAAGAGTCAATCTCGACGAAGTTAAAAAAGATATTAAGGAAACAAAAGAGAGAATATTTAAAGAATTAAAAGAAGCTGCGATTAAAATCTGGTCTCATCATGATACGCTCAAAGATGATGACAGAAAATTAAAGAAACAAATTTTTAGTAAGTTAAATGAAACAAAACAAAAAATTGAAAAACAAATATTAGATTCTAGAACTAAGAGTTATCAAGAAAATAAAGAATTATCAAATTACTTCAACGGATTACAAAAAGAAATATCAAATCTTCCGGAAGTAAAATACTATGATACTCCCATTCGAGAACTTAAAAAAGGACTATCAAAATTAGATGAAAAAATTGATAATAAATTAAAAGATGCTACTCTTAACATTGCCGAACTATACAAAATTGTAGACGAATTAAAGGACGAACAACAGTTACTTGTAGAAACCAACACTCCTCTTGGAGCAGATTCACCAAACACAAATAATGCAGATCCACTTACTCCAATAGATCAAAATTTTGTTACTCTTGACCAACTACAAAAACATTACAGATTATTTGTAGAGAGAGTTCAATATCAATTATCATCAATCGGTGGTGGTGGTGCAGGATTTATCAAAGACCTCGATGATGTTGATATTACTGGTCTTGCAAATGATTATATTCTCCAATATGATTCCTCAGTATCTAAGTGGAAGACTGTCGTTAATAGTGTTGGTGCTGGTGGCACATGGACAGTAGGGGAAGCTGGTATTCACACCACTAAGAATGTAGGAATAGGCACAACAGCGAGATCTGATTTTAAATTATATGTTAGCACCGGAAGCACAGCAGATACTGTTGCTTATTTTGACGGTCACATTTCTGTTGGTGGATCAGTTTATAGTAGAGAAGTTGTTGATATAGAATCAGTTGGTATTATTACTGGATTAAATGATTTGGATATCAGAGGTAATGCCAAGATACTTGGTATTACAACTCTTGGATCTAATACAGGTGTAGGAACTGTCATTGTTGGAGTTGGAAATACTGCTCTTTTAGTTGAAGGTGACTCTAGAGTTTTAGGAATTTTAACCGTAGGTAGTGGATCTGTTACTATTGATGGTACTACTAATACAATCAACATTGGTGATGAAGATGTTACTATCACAAATTCTGCTATCACAATTGGTTCTGGAGTAACGATCAGTGCTAGTGCTTCTGGTATTAACTCTGCACCCAATGTTTTATATGTTGCTAAAGATGGAGTGGATACAAACAACGGAACATCAATAGATAACGCATTCTTGACTATTAAAGCAGCAGTTGGTATAGCAACATCAGAAACAACCATAAAAGTTTTATCAGGAACATATGTAGAAGATAATCCAATAACATTACCAGCATTCTGTTCTGTAGTTGGTGATGATTTGAGAACTGTTAAAGTTCTCCCTAGTAATTCAACACAAGATATATTCCATGTTAATAAAGGAACGAAACTTGCTAACATGACCTTTAGTGGACATCTTGCACCGTCAGCTGCGGTTGCATTTCCAACTGCTGGTGCAACAAATGTTGGTGGTGGTAAATGGAAAGGGCCTTATGTTCAAAACTGTACTAGTGATACAACAACAGGAACTGGAATTAGAATTGATGGTAATTTAGCAGTAAAAACAAAATCAATGAACGTTGATGCCTTTACACAATATAATCAGGGTGGTGTTGGTGTTGCAGTAACAAATGAGGGATATGCACAGTTAGTCTCAGTGTTTACTATTTGTTGTGATCAAGCGATAACTGCACATAAAGGTGGTCAAGCAGATGTAGCAAATAGTAATTGTAGTTTTGGTACGTTTGGATTAGTTGCTGATGGTATTGGTAGTCAACAATTTACAGGAATAGTCACTGCTGAAGCAGAGGCTGCACAAGATAATGTTATTGTTAATATAGGTGCTGGTACCACAAGACCTTATGATGGTCAAGTCGTTTTCTTTGATAGACTTTACAAATCTGTTGAAACAATATCTGTTGGATCTGGAGGAACTGGATATACTTCTACTCCTACAGTAACTATTGATGCTCCCACTGGCCCTAATGGAGAAACTGCAACAGCATTTGCTACTGTAGAAAATGAATCAATCGCATCAGTTACAATTATTAGTAGCGGAAGTCAATATGAAACAACACCAACAATAACTATAGGAGCACCAAATGTTGGTGTTAATACAGCAACTGCTACCGCTAGTATGGATGATCTTTATTATACAATAAATAGTTCGACACCTGTATCGTCTGGGATTGCCACATTAACTCTTGCTGAAAATTTAATTAATACAGTAGGTGTTGGTTCAACTGCATTTTTCTTCCAACAAAGTAAAATAGTTGCTAGTTCTCATACATTTGAATATATTGGATCTGGTAATACCATTACATTAGCAACTCCAAAACGTGGTGGAGTAACAATTCAAGAAAATGAAGTTGTGACTACAAATGGTGGAACTGTAGTTTATACAAGCACCGATCAATCAGGTAATTTTAGAATAGGTGATGATTTACAAATTAACCAAACAACTGGTACAATTAGTGGAAGATCATTTAGTAAAAGTCTATTCTCAGAAATGACACCATTTATCCTAGCACTTAGTTAAGATGGCACAATTAGCACTCAATAGATTTAAAACATTTACTGCTACTCTCACAACAGATAGTCAGACAATATATACTGCACCAACAGGATATACTGGAATTATTTTATATGCACATGTAACAAATTATGCTTCAGCTGCGACCACTCTCACTGTTGCTCATGTAAGAAGTGGTACAACTAATGAAATTATTAAGGAAGCAAATGTTCCAGTTAATGATGCTTATATTCCTCTGGATGGTAAATTAGTATTAGAGACGAATGATTCAATTACTGCAACTGCTGGTGCTGGCACCACTTTAAAAATTCTTCTTTCGGTATTGGAGACTGCAAATGCCTAGATTGCTTAGTCAAGTAAATGGATCAGGACAAGTCGGTATCTCTAGTGATAACGTCAGTCTTGGTAATATGAAAACATTAAATTTTGAATCTAATAGAGTTAAATTAGGATCCACTGGTATAGCAACTGTAACCTCAGACCCCCTTACAATCGTAGGATTATGAAATCACTTAACGACTTTATCGAAGAAGCAGCAAAATCTGTAGAAAGACCAAAATGTCCAGAGGGATCTTACTATGATCCTATCAAGAAAAAATGTGTTAAAATGACTACTAAATATGGTAGAGGATTTTATGGCGGAGGATACC